TACTAACATAGGAGAGAAAGATGGCAGTATCATCACTAACTAGAATGACAGTGCCTTTGGCAAGTGATCAGAGTAATCCAACCCAAGGTCTGTTAATGCCAAAATTAAAGTATCGCTTTAGAGTGATATTTGAAAACATGGGTGTAAGTACACCTAGAACTGAATTAACAAAACAAGTAATGGACTTTACTCGTCCTAACCTAAGTTTTGACCCGATTGAAATTCCAATCTACAACAGTAAAATTTTTCTTGCTGGCAAGCACACTTGGGAAATGGTTACTGTAAACTTCAGAGATGATGCAGGTGGACAGGTTGCTAAACTTGTTGGCGAACAACTTCAGAAGCAAATGGACTTTGTTGAAATGGCTAGTGCCGCATCAGGTATTGATTATAAATTTATTACACGTTGCGAAGTACTCGACGGCGGAAATGGTGCAAGCACACCAACTGTACTAGAAACTTGGGAACTATATGGATGTTATATTAATAACGTTGATTATGGTAGTTTAGATTATGCGTCAAACGAACCTGCAACTATTCAAATGCAGTTGAGATATGACAACGCACTACAAACACCTCTAGGCGATGGTATTGGTGCTACTGTAGGTAGAACTGTAGGCGACGTAGTAACAGGCTAATCTCCTATGTCCTTTGGAAGCGACTTTCTTAAAGGGTTCTTTGGTAACGACTTTCTAAAGGACTATACTCACGCCAGCAAAACTTTCCGTGCAAACGGTTATGAGCTGGCTCCTAAGTATAAGTTTCTTTTCTATGTTAGGTTTAACCTTAACCGAAACATTCCTGCAGTGAATGCACTCTTTCCGCCTGGCTCTACATCAAACGAAATAGGACTATTAGTGAAAACTGCTGATCTTCCTAGTTATACTTTTGCTGTAGAAACTATGAATCAGTATAATAGAAAAAGATTAGTACAATCAAAAATAAATTATGAACCAGTGACACTGCGTTTTCATGATGATGGTAGCAATCTAATTAACAACATGTGGTATAACTATTTTAGTTATTACTACAAAGATCCGAGTCACAAATACGAAAATGTGCCAGCTATTTCTGGATCAGCAGGAGATAGTGCAACACCGTTGCCTAGAGTTGATTATAACGGGCGTGACACATACACAGCCAATCGAGATCAAAATGATTGGGGTTATGTTGGAGAAAGTTATCTTGATGCCACTGGAGGTAACCCAAGTGGAGGAAAACCAAGATTTTTCTATGATATTACTATCTACAGCATGAACCAGCAAAAGTTTAGCCAGTATACTTTAATCAATCCTATAATCAGCGATTGGAAGCACGATACACACGACTATAGTGAAGGCAACGGCACTATGGAACATAGCATGATTATACAATATGAAACTGTCAAATATTACAGTGGTAATCTCAATGATCATGTCAGCAATCCAGGCGCCGATAGTCTTGTTAAAGGCTTTGCTGATCCAACACATTACGATACAGTAAACAGTCCGCTTGCCAGACCAGGTAGTACAGGAAGTATTCTTGGCCCTGGTGGTGTTGTTGATGCGGCACAAACTATTGCTGGTGCAATAAGGGATCCTAGTATAAAAAATATTCTTGGTGCGGTACAAGCAGGCGGTAACATAGAAGATTTGCTTAAAGATCCAAATCTGCGTAGCATTATCACAGATGAAGCAAATCAAGTGTTCAAAGATATTATAAGAAATCAAGGGCCTGGTGCAACTAACTCTATAATTAACAAAGCTGATAGTGTATTTTTTCCTAATACTACAAATACCAGTGGTACAACAAATACACCAAAACCTGCAGATGAGACTGTGCAAGGTCCACAGACAGGCAACCCTAATGCAGATAGAGGTATATTTACATGAGTACTGTTAATTACAGCAACCCTAATCAAGATCGTACAGTTTATATATTTGATAGATTTTACGATTTTGAACTCAATGTTGACGCTAACTTATATGATGTCATTTTAAGTTATTTTAAAACCATGTTTGCCGACGACCTTGCTGCTAAAAATTTTGCCTTAAACTTGTTTCGTATTAGCGAAACCACCGGCACGCCAGCAATGGAAATACTTGAAAACGTGCGCGGTCAAAGTGCAATTGAGCTCACATCCACCTTTGCATATTATCTTAACAACTTGAGAAGCAATACCACTCTATTAGGAATAAGTGCAGTAACAACACCTGCATTCTATGCCGCTAGAAACGTAGTAGTATGAGCAAGTTTGCCCAAGGCACATATCGTATTCAAAACCCCGAAAAGTATGCCGGTAAGAAAGCACCAAGATATCGCAGTGGCTGGGAACAAGCATTCATGCGCTTTTGTGATAGCAACGACCATATTGTTATGTGGGCCAGCGAAAGTTTAAATATTCCTTACAGGCATCCGCTCACTGGTAAACAAACAATTTATGTCCCAGACTTTTTAATACAATATCGTAACAAAAATAATCAAGTTGTTACTGAACTTATTGAAATCAAACCCAAAAAGCAAAGTGTAATAGAAAGCAAAGCCAGTGCCAAGGACAAGGCTATTGTTGCTGTAAACTATGCTAAATGGGATGCCGCACAGAAATGGTGTAGGCGTCAAGGTATTACATTTAGAGTTATTACCGAAGACGATATCTTTAGAAACGGAAAACGTTAACGACGTTTACGTCCTAGTGCAGTATCATCAATGGGACCTTTCTGCTTAGCCGCTTTAGGCTTTTGTTCTTCTTTTTCGATAACTGCAATTTCTTTAAGCAATGGGCCCATTTCAACTCTGTTACGAACATATGGCGTGCCGCTTTCAATTTGATAGTTACTACGCATCTGTAGTAGTTGACTGCGATTACCATCTGCTTTGGTTCCGAAAATCTGTAGCACACTGCTGTTATCTTTGGTTGCTAGTTCAACATCCAAATCAACCTGTCTCATTGCTTGGTCTAGTTCGGGGCCAAACCCTAGTTCTTTATAACCTGGGATAGCACCTGTGTTAAGAATAACCATTGTAACAGCATCTTCATTGCGAGTAGCGTGAAAAGCAATACCTTTATACAGTCTTTCTACAAAGTCTGCTTCTCGTTTAACACTGTGCCCAGCAAGTTCGTCATTGATGTCCTTTGCGGCTTCTTTGTATACTTCTTGTATATCGTTAAAACTAGCACGAACATCATCTTCATCTGCTGTTCTTAAACTATCTGGGATACTAGCACCAAAAGTTTGTTCAAAGAATTGTTGAATAGCACGGAAGTTGTACCCACTTGCCTGTCCGAACTGCTTAACATCACCTGCTTTGAGGCTTAATAGGTTAACAGTTGTGCCGTCTATGCTCAGAAATAAATCTGCTTTAGTACCTGACTGTTCACTTACACCGTCACTGCTAACTACAACTTGGTTAGCATCAGTATCGTCTACGATTTTGTCAACTGCGCTTAGTACACCTGGATTAGTGTTAGCAAATATAACAGCACTGTTGATCATTTTACGAATGTCAGGATGCATATTAGCAGGATCATTTGCTACGATTTGTAGCATTTTATAGTTTGCTTGGTTAAGAGCTAGTTTAAATTCTACGCTGTCGTTGCCACTACGACCACGAGTAGAACCAGACAAGTTGTTTCCTGTTCTGCCTACTTTGGTACCTTCGCCTAAATCTTTGAGAACTGTTAGTATGTCACCGTCTGTTATATCTTTGTCACGTGAAATAAATCTTGCTGCAACAGCGGCGCCTATTAACCCTTCACTGATGTCGCCACTGTTAAATGGTTTGCCGCCTTTGTAGTCCGCTGTCTTTTGAATCTGTGTTAGACGTACTACTTTTCCGTCGTCTGTTGTAAGTTCTACACTGTTTGCATTCTTGTTTGCTGGTATAATCAACCCATTTGGATCTAGATTCATGTCTGCAACTGTTGGAAACTCTGGACGTCCGAACCACGCTGTGTTAATTTTGTCAATGTTGTCTTTGGTTAATACAACTTCCTTGCCAATGGTGTCGTGTAGTTCAGGAATAAGTTCAACAGGCTCGCCATTTTTGATCTTGTGTATTAGTATTTCAAGATACTTGCCACCGTACTTGTTTGTACTAGTAGTAATAGGTGCTTCTGTGATAAGGTCTAGTTTGTCTAATAGGTCTCTCATTAATAATACCATTCAATGTGTATATTTAGTTAAATAATGCTATGACAAAGAAACTTGAAGAGCTTTTTGATCTCCCAACTGAACAAGTTGAAGAAGAATCAAAAACAGAAACTGACGTAGCAGAGCAGGAAAACATTCCTGTACTAGCTGATAATCTAGCAGAGCTGGATAAAATCAGTGCCGCACTTCCTGCTGTTAAAGGATTAGAAGCCAGCGATCTTGAAATGGACGAACTTGCTGAAAAAGCAACAAAGAGTTTCGACGATCTTATGGATCTAGGCATGAACATTGACAGCAGATGGGCAAGTGATGTGTTCAATACAGCTAGTAGTATGCTAGGACATGCTATTA